TCTCGATCTTCTCGCAAAGAGAGGTTTCTCCAAACTGGCTGGCTTCGGAAGCGAGCAAGAGTTCAAGAACTACATGAAGTTCCTTGATAAGAGCGGTATCTTCGCTTTCGGCGATAGTCACTTGCTCATCAACACCTCCCATCCGGCAGCGGCATATAGTTTCCTCAGCAAGCAAGACGCTGTACGTACCGCTGGCAGGTTCTTCTTTAATCGTGCGGAAGATGCTAATAGGCTTGTCGCCGCTAGAATTGCTTATGATGAGGTCGTAAATCGCTTCGGTAAGGCTGACTTCAACAACTTCGAGTTTAATGAATTCTTCCGGGCAAGAACCGAAAACTATAGCTTCAATATGAGCCAGACAAGTGCTGCTGCGTGGCAAAAGGGTCTTCTTTCTATTCCTACTCAGTTTTGGGCGTATAACTGGCGTATGATGGAAGCAATGGTTGGACACCAGTTCACTAATTCTCAGAAAGCTCGACTGCTTATGAGCCAGATATTCATGGCTGGTGCTGCCGGTGTTCCTGCTGCTGGTCTTGCAATTGATTACGTGAATGATAGGGCTGGCGGTGCTCCAAGACTAGGGGCCAATCCGAATGACCCGAACGGTCCACCATCCGCAGGAGAACAGGCGTGGGCCACTGTCCAGCGGGGTATGGTTGACGAATTAATTCATCTAACCACCGGTGCCGATGTGCAAGTAGGACAGCGTTTGGGTACTGGTGACTTCTTCCAGCAGACAGCGGAGAAGCTAATGGGCTACAGCGAATACGGTGATAAAACCACGCCAGCAGATATGCTTGGCGGAGCGACGTACAGTGTATTTGGTGAAGCGCTTGGTTCTGCATATTCATTAGTTCAGCATTGGGTTGCAGCGGAGACTGGTGGTGAAAGTCCATACGACATGACTCAGAATGACTGGGATACTTTGTTCAAACAGGTTTCTACAGTTAACAACGTAGCTTTCAAAGCTTACTTTGCTAAGCAGTACGGCATATACACAAGCCAGAAAGGTCGGGTGTTAATTGACAACCTGCCTCCTGCTGATGCTGCTTTCTTTGCTCTTGGCTTTGCTCCGGGTGAGCTTAGAGATCGTTCAGCCATTATGGATTGGCGTAAGAACCAACAGCAGATGGTACAGGATGCAGCCGACTTCGTTAATAGTCGGTGGGCTGAAAGCGTTCGTGAGCCCGATAAGTTTAATCAGAACGCTCGTATCATAAGTCAGTTCATTAACATGCTTCCACCACAGGATAAGATGCAAGTGCTACAAAAAGCTCACCTTGGTCGTGACCCATCTGATTACAGCAGACTACTTCGTATCCGGCAGAGCCAGCAGACTACTGATCAAGCGATTAATGAAATTAACCAGCAGTTTAACAATCAAGATGCAACTATGAACGTAGAGGAACCACAACAGTAATGGCCGATCTTACCGGTACCCTTCAGACTGAAACTCGTAGTGAACAGCGAGATATTCCTGCGGCTCCTGTTGCGCCTTCACCGCTAACCAGTATCTTTGACTTCGCTGGTAATATAGCCAGTGTTGCTAATAAGGGTTGGGATGCCCTTCAGAGAGGGGCTGCTGGCCAAAGGGCGGCTGCTGATGAAGCTGCTAAGAATAGTGCAGTTAAGATTATTGCTGGTGGTATTCTTTCCGATCCATCCGCTGCACCTCAGCCTAACATTCCACCTCAGTCAGTAGGTGCATACACCAACAGCCAACCGCTGGCTGCTCAAGCTGCGGCTTCTCAGACTGCTGCGGCTCAGGGTCACATTGATCCTTCAATGGCTCAGGCCCGATCCCTTGCTGCTTTTCGCCAAGCCCTAGCTGCCAATCCCGGCCACGAGTTTGCCGTATTTCAGGCATTCAAGGAAGCTGGTGTTGATAACATGATGATGCAGCAATACAAGAATGCTGAAACTGCAATAGAAAGCGATCAGGCTTCACAACTGGACATTACCCATTCCTTGCAGAAGGATGCGGTAACTAAGTATGGCTACACTGATTTCTTCCAGCGACCTCCCGCAGAACAGGCACAAATTCTAGCCACTGTCGGACAGTTGAATGCTTCTGAAACAGATTTGGATGCAAAGACTAAGTTGGCTGATCTTACTCTGAAACAAACTCAGCTTTCTGACAGTCAACGCACTGTAATTCAGAAGCAACAGAGTTCTTCATTGGTTCAGTCATTCAGTAACTACATGACTGCCAACTATGGCAACATCAGCAAGATGATGATTAACATGCTCGGTGATCCTACTTTGGCTAGTCAGCCCGGTAGGCTTGAACAGCTTCAATCTCACTTGATGAGTGTTACACTTCCATCCCTAGACTTGGCGTATAACACTAAGATTGCGCCGATGCTGAGTACACTTACGCCAGAAGATCGTGCAACTGTTGATGCTCAGTACAAGGGAATGAGACAGTCTCTGGTTGATATGATTAGTGGCCCACAGTCTGTTGTGGAAATGAACAAGCGTGTACTTGAGAACATTTCTAATTCTTATGGTATTGACTACGCTAAGTCAGCCCCAACACTAATGAGGCTTCAGAAGCTAATTGGTCCTCAGGCTGTCGGAGTTCTTCTCAGCCCTTCTGTCACTGGAAACAAACCATTGATGGATATGTTAAGTGATGAACTCAATGGGGTTATGAAAGACCCGTCGAAGATGCCAAGCTTCACGGAGTTCGTACAGTCTCTTAATGGTTCTGTTGATCCTTCAACATGGGACCCACAGAAGTCTCGTGCAATGGCTCCTGCCAGTTTAGCTGCAACTAATGCACTATCTAAGGATGCCGTAAGCTCTAATGGCACAGATAAACAGGGGCATCTGGCTCTCGTTAACTCCATCAAACAGACTGCTGGTGTAGCAGTTGATGTTGTACCTCAGTGGGGTTTCAGCAACGTACTGATGCAAGGTAAGGCCCTGAATACATCAGGGGTTACTCGTGCCCTATTCAACACTGGGTCAATTAATCAACCTGAGAAGATTGACGCCATTCATGCTTGGATACCAGCTACGACTAAGACCTACCTAACGCTGCAAGGTCTTAACGCTAATGATAAGTATTACACAGCTAAACTTGATCCACATACATTGCAGTGGCAAGCTGTGTGGAATGGGCAGAAGGTTTCGAACAATGCTAACGGCTTGGCTTCAGTTTCCTCGGACGATCCTGCTCAATTAGGTGCGGCATTGGTCGGAGGTGCAGGAGTTAAACCATCTCCCAGTTCTGCGGTTCTGGAACAGGTCTCTACTCTCAACAGTATGTTGAATAACTTGAGTGTTGTTGGCTCCAAAGGTTATGATGACTCCATCAAAGGAGCATCGTATCAGGAAGCTAGAAAGTATTTCGCTACCGGTGAAATCCCTGCTTCCATGCAGAAGACCACTACTACTAAAGGTGGTAAGACACCTGAGCAGAATGTTGATGATGCCGTTAGCCACATGCTAGACTTCGTTAATCATTTGGATACTAGTGGAACTACACCAAGTTCTACTAAGGCGACCGCTATTGGTCCTAGCCCGCTAGCTCCTGCAATTGGAGCTTCGGCTAAGAAATACGGCGTACCCCCAGCAATTGCCGCGTCCTTGTTCCACACCGAGACTAGTGGTGGCACTAACCATGCCGATAGTTCGAAGGGTGCAGTTGGTCCCGGTCAGATTATGCCAGCAACCGCTGCTGGTTATGGTGTAAGTGATCTTCACGCCTTGAAGGATGAAGATAATATTGACTTGGCTATGCACATTCTAAGTGACAATTACAAGAAGACTGGCAATTGGGCAGATGCTTTAGCTATGTATCATTCTGGTCACGATCTTAAAACAGCAGCCGCACACAACATGACGGACGGACACATGAGAACTACTGACTACGTTTCTTCCATTATGGCGGCAGCTAATTCCATCTCACCCGAAAACTTAGCAAGATATGGATATGCCCGATACTAACTTAGTTAAACAAGTTAAGAACCTAATGAACAAAGGGATTTATGATCCTGAGGTTCTATTCGTTACTCTATATCAAAGGAATAGAGTACATTACAGTAAAGTTAGAGAGGCTATTCATGTCGCTAAACAATCCTGATAGCAGAAGAGGCTTACGCTCAGTTATCCAAGCTGTATCTACTCTTGCCTTCATTGCTTTGCTTTGGTGGATAACGGGACGACTAACGCAAGAACATAGTTTACTAACTGTAGCTCGCGGAGCCTTACTCATACTTGGACTTGGAGAACTACTCTATGGTGCAGAGAATGTAACCCGAGCAGTTAACTTCAAGGTTGGCCCAATTGAGGGAGGTATCGGAGACGATGCAACCAAGTAATAATGAACTTGAATTAACTAAATTATCAGAAGGCTGCTCTCTTAAATCCTATCAGGATACAGGTGGAGTTTGGACCATCGGGTACGGACACACTAACGGAGTAGTGCCCGGACAAGTAATCACACAACAGGTTGCGGAGGATTTGCTCCGGCTTGATATTCAAAATGCAGTCAGTTGTGTTAACAGTCACGCCATTCCGTGTACGCAGAACCAGTTCGATGCTCTCGTAGACTTCGTGTTCAACGTCGGACCCTCTCAATTCCTTAGTAGTCATTTGCTTGCCTTCCACAAAGCTGGTCAATACGACAAAGCCGCTGACGAGTTCCCTAAGTGGAAATTCGACAACGGCAAAGTCATACCGGGTTTAGTTGAACGTAGAGCTAGGGAGAGGGCGCTGTACACCCGCCAAGAACCTGAAGCAGACCATCCGCATACTGACGCACCAGAACATTCTGTTTCGTCTGAGCCTTGTCCCGTTCCGGCTGAGTTGTCGGTAACGAGTTCCCAATCTTCACAGGTTCTGCCTGAACCACTTTCAAATACTGCTCCGGTGTCAAACAATGGACAGTCTGAATTCGTATCTCAGGCTTTGGCGTTAGTCCGCAAGCTGCTAGGCAAGGGATAAGAAATATCCACTTAAAACGCATTCTTAACCTCATCTGGATATGAAGGGGCTGTACATGGTTTTGCCGGTGCAGCCTCTATTTCTTTGATGATAGATTGCACTTCGCGTGGACCCTGCACAACCTTAATTACAGTCTGTTCAGATTTGCCAGTTTGTCTCAGTTGATCGTCGGTCATTTGTTTGATCTGCTGACGTAGTTGGCCAATCGTAACTTCATCATTGTCATACTTGACGTGCCAACCGTGGATCATTGTACTCTGTACATAAATTGATCCAGCTACAGCGAGGGCAGCAACGCCCCCGCCGATTAGCACGTAAGGATTAGGAAGTCCTATCACAATCGAACCTTCTGTCTAAATGCTTCATGGCCAATACCGAAGTATTCAACCATGATTTGATTAAATTCATCTTGACCAACACCTTCTGGTAGGTCCACCACAAGCTTGAATAGTACGTCACCATGACGTGTCTGCTTCTTCATCTGACTAGTCTGACGCCTACGTTTCTTCGTAGAAAGGTCATTACCATCAACATCAACTAGGGACATAAGATACCTCAAATCTTTCGGCGAACTCGTCAAAGTCCACAAATGATATGTTCATTTCATACGGGTAACACTGACGTACAATTACACCAGTATCCATTAGCTTGCAATCGTACAGGAGATTAGTAGAGACTTCCCTAAATCTCACAGACTCCGGCGACGCAAGCGAGTTCGAAACTTCCTGTTGTGTGGTCCTCTCGTTCGTATTCAGTTAGTCTGCTCCAATCTATGGATGCGGGCATTTTCTTTACCCACTCGTTATATTCTTCTTCAGTTAGTGTTTGGTAAGGTGCCTGTGGATATTCAGTAGGATCAAAAGGAAGAAAACTAACCCCACTAAGAATATCGAAGTTGCGGTAGCACCAGCTTGCAACATCTAGCCACTCATCCTCTTTAACAGAGATGGTGACACTCGGTTTGTGTTCGCACCATTTCTCCTGAAAGTTTTTCCATACTTCTAAGAACGGTATAGCGTCGAGGTAGTCACGTACAATAGCTGTATCAGGCGATTTCTTGGGGAAGCTAAATACCAGTGTGGAAGGGTTCCGCTGATCGACTTCGCAAGGCACTCCGGCATCTTTAAGAAACTGAGAGATAGGGTCCTTAATATCGTTCCTAACTGTACGAATATAATAAGAACTCCACCTAGGATGAATACCGGAAGAACTGTCAACAAGCTGAGACACTGTACCACTAGGCTTAACGCAAGTGATAGCAGTAGAATGACTGATGCCAAGACGATCTGCCCACTCCGCATTAGTTTCAACCGCGACATTTCTCAATTCCTCTAGGTCGATATTTCCAAAGAATAATTCTGGATTATCTGCTATTCCAGTAAGACTTACACCTAACAGCCTTTCTTCTTCCGTATTCTTTTGCCAGATTTTTCTGAGGTACTTGAAGTTGGTGAAGGTGCTTTGGATTGTACCAAGGATAGCAGCAAGTCGTACTTTTCTCTTGAGGTCTTCAAGTGTGTCTGTATTTCTGACAACGACTTCTGTAAGGTTGCAGAATTGGAATGGTCGAAGGATGATTTCCGAACAAGGGTTTGTACCGAACTCAAACCTAGGATCGCGCTTCTTAAGCCGCTCAACGATACGCCGAGAAGCGTCTCTATTGAAGATTCCTCTCTCTCCCGATTTGGAGTCATAGAGAGACTTCCACTCCTTAAGGAATTCGGATATATCCGGTTTACCATTATACACCGCCGAGTTATTAGCGAGTTGTCTGTGAACGTGACCTTCCCACCAGCTTCCAGACTTAGCTGTGGCCATTGCCTCACTGCCCAAGTCAGAGAGACTAATCATTGCACTTCTACGTACACCACCGACTACAACTACATCGGCGACCATACACATTAAGTCGTGAGCTTCGATAGGTGTAAGCCTACGTCCTTTTGCGCCCCTAAATAGTCGAACAGTGAACTCAAAAAGTCGAACCAGAGGGTCGGGTCCGCTTGCACGTCCGCCAAATGTTCTGAGGCGACTTCCGGCAGGTCGTACCTTATCCATACTCCACTTGGGGATTCTACCTGCAATGAGTAAGGTGATAAGTTCTCGAAAAGATTTGGCCCATCCCTCCTTAGAATCTTCAACGACAATAACTGTGTCAGTTTCATCAAATTCTTCAGTAATTCGAGGGAGTTGTTCGACATATTTACTTTCTACACTAAACCCAACACCGGTGCCGCACATCAAGATGTACATGGCTTCGTCGAAACTTCTAGGGGAGTCAACAGGCAAGTACGCACAGTTGTACGCACCCACGTTGCACCTATCTAGTGCGGCACCGGCAGTCATCATTGCCCGCATACTGGGCATGACTTCCATGTTAATTATGGCTTGTTCTAATTCATCAAATTGTTTATCAAAGTCACCGGATTTGTAACCACTAGGAGTGATAAAAATGTCATCGCAAATATTGCGATAGTAAGTAACAAGCCTTTCAACAGTTTCATTCCAATTTTCTCTGCGTCCTAGATCATCACGCCACCTAGCGTACCTGCTAGCGTGTATAAATCGTTGATAGTCGTCTATTTTACAAACCTCTCATGTCCGCTGCCTCTCCTGTGTGGAGAGCGTTAATCATTCGTTCGTATGCCTTGTTACCGTCAAAGCGCATCACCCAAGCGGCCTTACTCAAGGCTGCCTGAGCTAGTGCCCATCGCTCAATAACAGTACGACGAGCATAATTCATTTCTTCAGGATCATCTTCTACGTTGTTGATTACATCAACGTAACCATCCATAGCTTCACAGAACTTACTTGTGTAATCATCTACGGCACAAGTAACATCTTCGATCCTAGTTGGGTCATTATCATCGTAGTTGATCTGTTCATTCTTATCATGTAGATCAGCAATCCGATCCTCACGACTGTGGTAAATCTTAGAGATTTGCGTCATCCCGGAAAGCCTCTAGGTTTTTGATGTTATCTTCATATCGAGCTTTATCACGAGGCTCCTTAGCTCTCCGTGCCTTGTCTCGGTTCCAATCAATGCAAAGGTCAATAGCTGTCTTCTTCGAGGGTCTTTTCAATCCTTGGCTTCCTCTTCTTGTTTTCAATCTTACGTTGTTTATACTTAGGGGTAGCTAAGTCCTTTGCAATGTGATTACGCCGCCTCTGCTCCCGTCGCTGCTTCCCGATGTACGACCGCATTCCGGTCACTTGTCAACTCCTGATAACGTGCTAGAAACTTATTACGTGCAATGCTTGGACGCCAACTGGTCAGATCAACCTTCGATAAATATTGATCGACTGCCTCACGAGGGTATTCATCGGAGTATCCGGGCCAGTAATCACTACATTCTTTTACATAATACTTCTCAAGCATAAGCATAATAGTGTCAGCGGTTTTAACCTCTTGAGGATATGGATATTCAAATCCAAACTTCTGTCCCATTGCTCCTTCAATCTTGACTTCCAGTTCCTTAAAAATTGGAAGAGTCCACTTTAGAGGAGTGGGAAGGTCATTAGTGAATGCTTCCGCCGTATCGTGCATGAGGCCGGTGAAAGCATGTACTTCGGGAACAATATAAGAAGTATTAACAAGATGCTGAGCCACACTATAGAAACGAGGCAAATGGCCACTGAAGCGACATACATTCGAAAGTGCCGATGCAATGTCGTGAAGTGTAACATCACTTTCCTCTGGCTTGTTGTAGTTAAACTTGGCACCCGACAGAAGGGAAATCCACTGATCGTCTAGTCCTGTTTTTAATTCCATGTGTGTAATACCAAACCAAATACAACCAAGTTGAGTTGACTAGAAATATTGTTACTCCACCTAGAAAACTCAACCAAAGTTTGTTGAAAGGATAAAACCAAAGATTGAAAGTGGACCAGCTTGTAAAGAAAGCAGTTGGTCCCCAATGAAAGCCTTTGATTTCTTTATCTCGTATCAAAGCCTTAACACTCAACAGAGTCATTAAAGCTCCTACGAATTCGAATAGTCCGTTTGTTAAATCACTGTAATTCACGCAACTTCAACTCTAGGACTGCAAGGGCATTCCAAGCAGCATGGGCCGCATGAGTAAGCCCGCTATCAGGGTCCAAAACCTGTCCTTTTGCCTCGGCAACAAGGTGTCGTACCAAGGCATCAGAATATCGCTCGACGCCTTCAGGGACAGTTTCCCACCCTTTCCAAGC